AAGGACTTTCCATGAATGAGATTACACAGGTGCCGGAATCGGTGTCTTCGGCTGGTTATGAATTCAGTTATTCTTCCTGGACGGCAGGAAGCTACATCACTCTTCACAATGTTCCCTGGAATGCTGATTACCGGGACGTGGTGAAGTTCGATAACCAGGCCGGTCTGGACAATTATTTGGAGAATCTTTCCGGCCCCAAGCTTCCCATTAACAACATGACATACCTTCGCATGGGGCAACCGGTGCGGATTGACATTCCTTTCAACGCGGCAAACCGTTACAACTACTTGAAGGTGACAAATCCGGCAATGCCGGTGTCCGGAGACATTCCCCGGACGTTCTATTACTTCATCAACAGCATGGAAATGCTGACACCCAACACCACAGAGCTGACTCTGCAATTGGATGTGTGGCAGACCTATGTCTACGAAACATACTTGGGCAATTGCTATATTGAACGCGGACACATTGGTATTGCCAATGAAAACCAGTTCCAGGATTACGGGCGTGAATTCCTCACCATTCCGGAGGGTTTGGATATTGGTGGTGAATATCAGATTGTAGACCAGTGGAAACGACACATTGCATCCGCCAAGGGTGAAGATTATTCCATCCTGGTAGCCTCCACCACATCCCTGACAGCAGAACCAGGGACCGTGAAGGAACCCAATCTTCAATCAGCGGAGGGCTCATCGTTTGAGAATTTACCGAATGGTGCAAGTCTCTACCTGTTTGATGATATCAATCATTTCAAGAATTTCCTGTTTACTTTCCAGACAATGCCCTGGGTTACACAGGGAATAATTTCAATCATGGCAATTCCGCAGAATGTGGATTATGCCATTGATTATGATGAACACACCGTAGGGGCAATCACCATAAAGGAATTGAAGGGAACAATGTTCAATACGTTCCCCATCAAGCTCAAGGAAAATTGGCGGGACGGGTTGGACGAATCCATTCCGGAGCGATACCAACACCTTGATAAGTTCAAGGTGTACCCGTACACCGCGCTGGAAATGACGTCCTACACAGCCACACCACTTTTGCTGAAACCGGAATCATGGGCAAACCCCGACGCCATTGTGGTGGAATTCCCCCACTTCGCACCACCGTCACCACGACTTGCCTTTGTCCCGTACCGTTACAACGCTGTTGGTGAATACGATCCGACATGGGCTGACATGATCGACGAAAACGGAGACTTCCACGACGCCGGGGAATTCCTTGATGTTTCCACAGGCATTTACAACTTCCCCACATTCTCCCTGGTCAACAATGCCTACATCTCATTCATGGCATCCAACACCAACAGCATTGCCTACCAGCACCAGTCCGCAGAGTGGACACAGCAGCGTGCATTGGCTGGTGCAGTGAACCAATACAACCAGGCTGGAAGTGGGATTGATACATCCCAGAAGGTCAACCAGATTGGCATCACCGCAGCACAGCAGCAAATGACATTGGCTAATGACACCGCAGCGTCCAACGCTGTGATGAATGGTGTTGGCTCTGTGATTGGTGCGGCGTCCGGTGGCAACCCTATCGGTGCTGTAACCGGTGTTGGCCGGTCCATTGCTAATTACGCGATTCAGACCAACCAGAACATGCAGTCAACGGCTATCTCCAATACAGCATCGTCTCGCGCCAATCAGGCGCAAAACAAAAACGCCGGATATGTGCGGGATAGCAACATGGACTACGCAGAGTTTTCCTCCAAGGGTGACTACGAAAACACCATTGCCAGCATCCAAGCCAAAATCCAGGATGCACGCCTTATCCAACCAACCACCAGCGGCCAGGTGGGTGGTGAAGCATTCAACCTTTCCGTTTACAAATGGGGATATGACGTGAAGGTAAAAATGCTTCAAAAGTCTTCCATGCGTGCCGTTGGTGAATATTGGTTGCGCTACGGATATCAGGTGAACCAGTTCGCACAGATGCCTGGTGATATCCGGGTGATGGAAAACTTCACGTACTGGAAGCTTCGGGAAACGTACATTGTGAGTGCCCCGTATCCGGAGCATTTCAAACAGACCATGCGTGGAATCTTTGAGAAGGGTGTTACCGTTTGGAGAGACCCAGTTAAAATTGGGGCAATTGACATTGCCGATAACGCGCCACTGGAAGGGATTGTGTTGTAAATGGCAGCTAGTAAGAAACCGGATTTGGTGTATAGCAATTACAAGCCGGGGAAGTTGCGTAAGGCCAATAATGCGTTGGTCAATCAGCAAGTTCTTACGGAGCGCATGTATCAGCGCCATTTGACTGAGCTTTGTGTGAACAGGTTCAAATGGGAAAACATGCCGGAGGAAATTGATTTGGAAGCTCTGCGCTGGTTGGAACTCCACCTTTCCTTCAATGGTGCTGTGGTGTTCTTCAAGCACAAGACTAATGACAAGTTCATGGTGGCTCATGGAGCGGGAACGGGGCAGGTGAATTGGTACGACAACCCTGTGTCCTGGACTGTCATGGGTGCACAACTTGAATCCATGACCTTCACCGCAGATGAGTGTGTACCAATTTACGGAAATGCTCTGCGCACCCCGGATACGGACATTGTGAACCTGTACGCCTACAAACTGGCGAATCTTGACCGCACCATTGAAATGACCGCCAAAAACCTTCGCGTCTCCAAAATGGTGACAGTGGACGAATCCCAGCGCCTTACATGGGTGAACCTGTTCCGCCAGGTAGAGGAAGGCGCACCGTTCATATTCGGTGTCAACAACGCCATTGATTCCGGCGCTATCCAGGCACTTGATACGGGCGCAATGCCCGAATCCCTCCCGAAACTGTTGGAAGCCAAAGCTAAGCTGTGGAATGAATGCATGGGCTTGCTCGGTTTGAACAACGCCAATCAGGATAAAAAAGAGCGCCTGGTGTCCGATGAAGTATCGGCCAACGATGAGCAAGTACAGGCGTCAAGAAACATCCACTTGAAAGCCCGGAAAATGGCTGTCAAACAAATCAACAAAATGTTTGACCTCAAGATCAACGTAAAATTTGATGACATGATTGATACGGCTATTCCGGCGACTGGAACCGATTCACTTTCAACTGTTGGGAGCAATGAAAACGATGGCTGACTTCACCATGGAACTTTGGGAGGTTATTGATTTGGAGGGTGTCGCCAATATTGGTTTGGATGATTACCCCATTTTTGATGAAACCTATCGGGCGCATTTGAATGACAAAATCATTCAGCACTTCCTTACCCGCGAAATCGGACAGGAAAGCATCGGCCATTTCCGTTTGCAGTTGCGCCGCAAAATGCATGAGATCATGCCGTACTGGAATCAGCATTATCTGGCATCCCAGAAAACCATTGATCCATTGCTCACCATCAACTACCGGACAGCCACCAATTCCGAAGCCACCGGCGCTGTAACTGGTGAGGGAACCAACAACAGCAGCAGTGATGCCAAATCGCGTGCCGTAGCATCCACCCTTCCCCAGGTAATGTTGTCCGGGAATGGTGACTACGCAGAGAATGCACAGGACAATGTTTCCGGGACCACAGCGGAGGCTACCACCACGGAATCCCAGAATTCCACCAATTCGGGTAATGTGGATTCTGAAACAACCGGATACCAAGGCAACCCAGCCGTTCTGATTGCAGAATGGCGTGCTACTTTCGTGAACACGGATATGGATGTGATTGCACAACTGGAACCGTTGTTTATGGGTATTTTCATGACACAAGACGATTACACAACTAATGGAAGGTTGCCGCGATATGTCGGTTACTACGGGTTTTCCTTTTAACGTCGGACCCCTCAACAACATCCAGCCATTCACCTACCGGGACCAAACATCCCACATGGCAATGCTGGAAAAACTGCGCGTCTACATCAATGACGTGTTGCGCCCCGAATTCAACGATGAAATGCAACGCATCATTGATAAATTCCAGGAAGGACTCACCAACGCAGAGAACACGGTCACCAACTCCCTGGCGGACTGGACCGCGCGTTTTGATCAGTTCATGGAAGACGTGACGGCAGAAATTGCGTTGCTCAACGATGAAGCCGTCAAGGATTTGTTGAATGATGCCCTGTCCGAAACAGGTGTCGCCATTCGCCAGTTGTTCGGGTGGGAGTTCAACATCCGCCACTATGGCGCTGTGGGTGACAACACCGCCAACGATGTGGCGGCAATCCGTGCCGCACTCGCAGCGGCAGGAACAGCGGCAACACTCAACGGTGGACAGACCACCGTAATTATCCCTCCGGGCAAGTACCGTGCCCCGCGTGGCTCGGAATTGACATGGGTGTTCCCTGGCGATGGGCAATTCTCCAAGCGGTTCTTTGACATTCCCGCCAACGTCCGCATCAAGGGTGAGGGTGGTGTGATTACTTACGATTGCGACTATGACAACCGTGCAGTGATTTTCTATGTGTCAGGGTCCAACGTAACCATTGATGGTTTGCGGACCGAAGACACCTACAACATGGCTGGTGGTTCACGCCCTACCGGTATTCCTGTTGCCGGTGGTGACGCTTACGATGCCACGTTTGAGGGCGTGCTTTCCAACGTGAACATTCTCAATTGCGAATTCAAGCGGCCATGGTATCCCACCAAGTTCGGCATGACCAAGGACAATGGGGAAGCCACTATTAGTGGTGTGCATATCACCAATTGCGCGTCCTATGGTGAACCAACGTCCGTTTCGTCCGGTGGATTCAACTTTGTGTCCAAGGGACCGGGACGTGTCAAGGATGTGTCCGTTGTGAATTCCCGTTGCTACGATGTGACGGTTTCCGCCGCTATCGGCTTGTACGGCATCCACGATTTTGTGGTTACCGGGAACTACGCGCGCGGCTCGAACATCAACGGTGGAGGAATTCAGACCGAGAATGGTGCTTTCAATGGCACCATTTCCGGTAATACACTGGTGGACCATTACAACCATGTATGGTTGGATGATTCAAATGACATTGTTGTAAGCGGGAACAAAATGAGCAACAGCACCCCTGACAACAATTTCAAAGCAGTGCGAATGACGTACCAGGGATTCGATAACGACATTTCCCACAAGGCCGGTGATTTCACCATTGTGGGAAACAATGCCAAAAACAGTCACATCTGCACCGAGTCATTCAGCAACCCACAAGCCGGTGGTGTTCCAACAATGGGGGATGTGACCATTGCAAACAACACCCTCCACCTTGACGGTTCCGTTGTTCAAATCGGAATCCGCACCGGTAGCGCCGATTCCGTAAACATCACCGGCAATATCGTCAAGGGCGCGTCTGTGACAAGCATTCGGCTTGCACCCAATACGGGGCAGGAAGTAGTGGTTACAGGAAACACCACCAAGAAAATTGGCGCTGAAACATCCGTGGGTTTGGATATCATCACGGCAAATGCTGTTCACCCCTTGGTATCAAACAACAGGTTTGCCAATGGAATCGCAGCGGCACTGACATATGTGTCCGCACGGATAGGGGATATGAAAATCATTTCCGGTATCGGTGCACCGGCAATGTCTGGAAACCCTGGCGACCTGTACACTGACAGGCAAGCCACACTAAGCACCAACGTGCTATACGTGAAATCAGATGTTGGTCTACTAGGCTGGACCGCAAAATAGTATTCCATACATTGCCCCGGACAACAGTCCGGGGCAATGCTGTTTCATCAATCATCACAATGACAGGTAATGTGCTCATATGACATACGACGACACAGCCAAGAAATTGGCGGCAAAAGTAATTGGAACCGTTGAATCAAGCCTCCAATACGATTCAATCAATTACAGCGACCCCATAACCGTTGGCATTGCCCAATGGTTCGGAACACGTGCCGCCGCTATCCTGTCCCGCATGAAGGCCACATCTCATTGGACAGGCGTCGTTGCATCCCTCAATAACCAGCTTGGCTCCATCCCATCCAATGACGCCTTTTGGAACACTCGCTATCTCACCACCGATGAGGGCACCAGCCTTGAGCCTGTGCTGACGGCGTGCGCCGCGATCCAGATAGACCAACTCATCAAAGACCTGGATGTGTACAAAGACATTGCAATGGGGGAGGGTGTTGACCCAGACGCCGACACTGAGATGATGATCCTGTTTTTCACCGCTTACCACCAATCCCCGGCATCGGCGCTCGACGTGTTGGCTGTAACCGGTCCACACGCCAGCCTGACAGACTTTTATGACGCTGTGCTGTTGGACCCCGTACTGGGTGATTATGAGCCGCGCTACACCGAAGCACGCGATTTGATCATTGCCGGGGATGTGACAGGCATTGATGATCCGGACGACACCGAAGGCGACCCCATCACAGGTGTTGGCAACGGGGGGGCAAATTTCACCGGCAACCTGGTCTACATCGAAACAGTGGGTGGAAACCTGCACATCCACTACAAAGACGGGCAAACCATCCAAGCCTACCCGGACGGGCGCGGACGCTACCTCCCACGTGCCGGTGAACTCACAGGACCAACAGACCCAACGGACAATCCCCCAAGTGGGGGAGGGGCATGGGTGGACCCCATGCCCGATGGTGTCATGACCTCTCCCTATGGTCCGCGTGACGCCAGCATTGGGGGAGGTGTGACAGGCTCGTTCCATTACGGGATTGATTTGGCGTCACCGGCTGGTGGTCCACCGGCAACGATCTACGCGCCAGCGGACATGGTAATAACCGTGGCGGCTGATAACTGGAACTGGACCACCGGAACCTGTGTGAAGGGGCACACCACGGACAACGCTTACACGTTTAGTTTCAATCACATGCAATACGCTTCCCTGGTTGTCAGTGTGGGGCAAACCGTGACTAAAGGCTCAAAGATAGGAATTGAGGGTGCCACTGGTAATGTTTCCGGTAGACATTGCCACATCGAATTATATGAGGGTGCAATCGATGATCCATGGGCACCCCCATACGGAAACCCTATTGACCCTGCCCCAGTCTTCGCCGCAAATGGAGTAACATTCTAATGACAACCACAGCCACACAACCCAAAAGCTACTATAACTTTGATAAAATATACTCATACAACGCATTCTTCAATTTCCTGGTAGGCATGCGTGGTGTCGGTAAAACTTATGGGGCAAAATTGAAGGCTCTGAAAAAAGCTGTGAAATCCCTACAGGCAAAAGAACCTGTAGAACAGTTCATTTACATGCGCCGCTATAAGGAAGAATTGCAGACCAGCGCCAAAACATTCTTCGCTGACATTGAGGATGAATTCCCGGACTGGGATTTCCGCACCAACGGATGGTTGGCCGAAATCGCGCCACTCGCCACGCGTGATGAGAAGAAGCGGGAATGGAAAACCATTGGCTACTTCATCCCTCTATCGCGTGCGCAGTCCATGAAGTCCGTTTCATTCCCCATGGTCAAGACCATCATCTTTGATGAATTCATCATTGAAAAAGGTGCGGTGCATTACCTCCCCAACGAAGCGGAGGCTTTCCAGAACTTTTATTCCACGGTGGACAGGTGGAAAGACAAAACCCG